CTCGGGAACTAAACGCTCGTTATGAGCTTATTTCCAAAATATGGAAAATTATTTGAATCTCTCTCAAGGAGAGACTTCAAAACGTCTTTAGACGTTCCTCCGCCAGTAACGGCGAGAGATAAAACTTTCTGTTTATGGAAGTTATTAAAGTCTATTTTAAGACTTGGACCTGAAGAAATAACATTCAGAGAATTTGGATCATTCCAAATATAGCCAAAAAAGAGGCTATTAACAAGCTTTTCAAGCTTGCCAAAGGAAACAAATTCCTTCCTCGCCAGGGCAACGAGTTCTGGACACTCTCCTTGGAGAGTCTTTTTCCAAAACTTTTTGGAATCCTTCACCCATTTGTTGAAGGTACGCTGTTCTCGAACAGTGTCTTCCTCAGTGAGGAAGGTCTGAAAATTACAGACTCTCTCGTATTCACCGAGAAGATCCCCCAAGGGGATAAAACCGAGGACTTGCGCCTCGTTATCGAGCGCATCGCGATCGTTAGCCATACCAGTATATGGATCAACGGGAATGTCCCGTTTTAAGACAGATTTAACTATCTCAGAAACACTCTCGTTTCTATAAACCGTATTCGGCTTAATGACACTGGGTAACCCAGTTGAAGAGTCCCAAACGAAACTCTTTAAGTCTTTAATAAAAAGACTCTCAGCCTCTTGGTTGCTGATTAACCCATGTTTATTACGGGTATTAAGAGTTTGCAGCAAACTCAACCGGAGCAATCTTTGCACCGGATCCGAAACTTGAACGGTTTCAAAAATATAACCAATATATTTCCAACCCCAGTTCGGGATTTGGTTTTCCGGAATCGGGAAACCAACACCTCCACAATTTGGAGGAAGAAAATACGGAAGACGAACTTCCGATAATGCACCTTTATATGCATAATCGAAAATATTTCGATAAAGAGACAAAATAGTTGTCTTAAGATTGACTACATCAAAGTAGTCTAGTTGATTTCTCAACATACGACCCTTTCCAAGGATCGAACTCCGATTATCGGAGTGCTGACGCGTCATAGTTGTCAGAAGACGTGTTTTAATCACGTCAACATACTCATAAGAGTATTTAATTCCTGGTTTAACCAGGACATGATCTTCACAGAAGATCATAACTCTTTTAGAGATTTGGTCTTTCCATGAAAGACGCATTCCACAATCGTGGACAACTTGCTTAAACAGCAAGATCCGCCTCAAATCGAGACGTAAGGCAGCTACATCGTCACCACAAATGGCGACGGGGTCACCGCCTAAGACCACCTGGTCTACAACGCTCCATAATGGGCGTTCTACCGTATAATAATATGCGGAGATCTCCTCAAATAGAAGATTAATGACTGTTAGAGTCATAAAGGATATAGGCTCGCCCATAAAGGAGCCACACCGGTGTATTAACTCCGACTTAAAGTTCTTTCTGAACTTTTTATCAACGGACAAGGTCCGAGGGGACCAAATTAGGTCCTGATACACCCGAAATGGGTGATTTGACGGCATAAGCGTCAAAAATCCCTTCCATAGGGATTCAATGATATTCATTGGTATCAAATCAGTTGCTGATTTATAATCTGTCGACTGACAGAAAGGACTATCATAATTAGTCTTTCCTAAATATTTAAGGAATGACCACATCTTATTGGTGGCACGGAGTCCAATACGGGCTCGACCATCTCTAGCGATGATAGGTTCTATGATGAATCTCATAGCACGTTGCACAAGAGTGAACCACGTTTGGTTTTTTCCAAGCGGTCGGGTCTTTGCACCGGGTTCAGCTAAACAGGTTAGCTCAACCATAGGAAATAACCTTGGTTTATATCTCAAAATATGAGATTCTCTCCATACTGGGAGGCGTTTCCCGCAGGGAAGCACCAACCAGCTTTCTGGAGGACACTCTAAAATCTTTAGAGTTTTCCGCTCCTCTTTCCACCACTGGCCCTGGTCAGTGGCTTCTGAAGAAGCGAAAAGGAGAAGTATATCTCCTATGGTGGGGCTTAAAAAGCCTTTACCGCCCGAAATTTCGGACATAAACTTCCGTTTACGGAAGAAACCAGATTCCTGGTACAGGGCTGTATCAAGCCCTTCATGGTCTTTAACAAACCAATGAGGAAACTCTTTCCTCTTTGGGAAGATATTGTTCCCATAACAATCGAAAAGATCGATTTGAGGTCGCCTTCGGGCTTCCATTATGCTAACTTTAGTAGCATCAGGATCTAGTGTCCTAAATTTGATAAAGTCAGATAAACAAATTGACAAACCGTCAGTTGATAAGAAGCATTTAGATACTTCTACCTGGGCCGCACGGACCCACATGCGGGCATATGCCGCCATTCCTCCTTCGGAGGAAGGGATCTCAAAAGATCCAGAAGTTGACAGACTAATATGAGTCTGACGTGGTGCTTCATTAACACCAAGCTTCCTAGCTAAGGAAGATGAGAAGATCTTAACGATCCCAGTAATGTCAGTACTGACATTTCTATCTTCAGTTAGGATAGCTACTTGCTCTATAAGAGCATCAGAACACATTTTTTGTGTTGGACAGGGCAAAGCCCTGCCAAAAGTACGAATCTGACAAAGATTCGCCAAGTCTTCATCGGACTTAACA